CATTGGCTGGGCGTCGGCGGGTTTGTCCGCATCGACTTCAAATGCGGGTGCCCCCGCGACCGGATTTACCACGCCGACCTGGGGCGGCGTGTAGGTGGGGGGAGGTGTGGCAGAAGCAGAGGCGAGACTGTTAGATTGCCCAACGCTCGATCCAAACATCGACGACAGGATGTCGCTATCTGGCACCATCAAGTCGCGCTGGGCGGATGGCATTTGAATGCCTTGCTCCCGCGCCGCAACACTCATGCCGGGCATATTCTGCGCCATTGTTTCGCGCTGTTTGTCGACACTCGGCACAAAGCTGCGCGACGACGGTGATCGGAGTTCGCTATGGTTTGAATAACGCGCGCCGCTCAAGTCTAATGGCCGCGCCGCGCCCGCCACCTTCGGCGGATTATTGGGCGGCACCGTCGTCGGGACAACTGCCGGCGAAGGTTGAATAGGGTTGTCTATGCGCGACCTGTCGGACGGCTTTGGTTGCTGCGACAGCGTCGTGAGACCCTTAATCGTCTCGTTGAAATCACGCTCCGACAATAACCCGCCCGCGCTCTGGTCGAGTGGCTGGAGAGGCTGTGCCTGTTCTGGCCTCGCCGGGGCGACGCCAAGAGGCGTGTTTATCATGCCTGGCGGCAAGTTTTCTTCCGGTCGAGCACGCGGCATGGGTATGCCGTCAGTGCGATACCCAATGTCCATCAGGTGCTGCGGGTCTGACCGTGCCGCCAGGCGCTGCATCGTATCCGCGTCAGCGACGCCAGAAGGCGACGCCACGCCTTGGCTCATCTGAAAGTGAGCAATCGCGCCTTCGGTGTCGGGGCCGACGATGCCATCCTCGGCGATGCCGTAGCCGAGCCGATTAAGCGACGCCTGTGTTTCTCTCACAACTGGGTCGCCGCCCATCACGGCGTCGAACGGAGCGGGCTGATCGGGTGTCTCGGTGTAGCCGAGAGCATCAATACCCGCAGGGTTCTGAGTAGGCGTAGGCGGGACGGCGGCAACTTGTGTCGGAGGCGCGGCTTGATCCAATATTTCAAGGGAATGCGCGCTGGTGATTTGTTCTGGACTGTATGGTTGATATCCATTTTCATGCGCGATAATCGCCGAGACCAGAGCAGGGCCAAGGACCGGGTCGTTGATAGAAAATTCTTGGGTTGGGCCTATTCCCATCTGTCTGGCGACATCGTTAATATAAGCGTTTGTATTTGCCCTGCCGTTCTCCCCGGCTGGCGACCATTTGTTTATCCGCGCGGCAATCGTCGTCAGACCGTCCTTGCTCTCATAGCTGCGTTGTAGTGCGGCCAATGCTCGGATGCCGTCCTCCGGCGTTTTAAATACGGCAAACCGCCCCTTCTTCTCCCGCCCAGTAGAACCATGACGCTTGGCAAATGCACCATATTCGATGTTGCCGGGATTATTGTTTCGGTCCCCGCGTGATTTTTTTGCCATATCGACCTACTGCTGCTGCTGGATGCGGGGGGCGTTGCGGGGGATCGGCGCGCCACCAGGCGGAACGAACTCTTGTTCGCGTCGTTTATCTTCTAGGATTTTCCGCATCTCGCTGTTTGAAATAACCCTCTTGGACATTGGTGCTTCTGGCCGTAGTAGGTTTCTGGTAACGCCTGACCCAATCGCCATCGCAGGGGCGATCTTGCTTTGATTGGCTCCAAGAAACTGTGCGCCTCGCCCGACCAGCTTAGGGGATGATGCGGCTGCAATAGCTAACACACTGGGGTCGAACAGAGACATCGCCGACTGGCTTTGCAACGCCGCATTGCCCGCCGCGCCCAATCCGACTGTAGCCATCGCCGGCCCCATAATGCCCCTTGGAGTTGGCGTATTTAAAGCCTGTCCCGCGAGCGCGGGCATCAGGTTAGGTTCGTATTTTGATAGCGCCTCGGCGAGGCTGGTTCTATAGCCATAATTGGTGTTCACATTATTCCGCATGATCGATTGCAGCTTGCGGAGCGCCGTGTCCATGCTCGCCTTTTCACCGAGCGAAAATGTCTTGGTCAATTCCCCAATTTGCTCCGTGGCATCCGAATATGACTTCATAGCATCCGCATAGTCCGGGGCTTGATCGCTTATTGTCTTTTTAAGAGCATGATAAACATCATCCGCAATCGTTCGCTCAAGTGTGCCATACTCAGTCTTTTGCCGGATTTCCCCTATTGCCTGTTTCATGTCGTCCATAACGACCGCTGTTGGCCGGAGCTTACCCTTTGTTCTCACTGCCTCTTGAACATACTCGCGTAACTTGGCCTCGATATCGGTAACAACCTTTGTCGCGTCTGCACTTTTTTGCACGCCAACAGGCGCGGCTTTTGCGCGGGCCTTAGCGATGGCTTCCCTGAGAGGGTCAAGGCTTAGTTCTGTTTGCCCCGCTGCCCAGCCCGCTTTTGACGACACATACGCTGCCTGGCGATCAGCGCGAAGCTGGCGCATCGCATTCTGAGCCATATCGTATGGATCACGCATCGGTGCCGCGCCAGAAATCTGCCGCTCAAATGCTTGGTTCCCAGACGCCCCTGCCGCTGCGGCCTCTTGGACTGCCCGCGTTCCTGCGCCAGTGGTAAGGCCAAGAATAGGAGCACCAATTTTCTTAGCGACCTTCGTTCCGCCTTTTACTAGGTGCGTCGTTGGGTCAATAGTCGTCCCCACTTTTGTGGCGACCCGACCGACCCTGCCAATCATGCCGGGGGCTTTCGCTGCCAACGCCCCGCCCCCGCTCAGAAGCCCGCCAAGATCAGCGAGTATACCAACGGGGTCAGTGGCAACAGCTTCCTTGAACCCGTCTACGGTCGTGTAGCGCCGGGCAAGGTATTGCCCGATGGCGTTGACCTTTTCCTCTGCATTGGGATTATCAGCCAGCCCCGCCTTGGCGAGGAGACCCGCGCCAATATCGTAGAACGCGCTAGCTGTGTCTATCGGGTGCATAACCGGGGCGATGATGTCTTGTAGAAACCTTCCCGCGCTCTCAGGCGTATTGGCGAGCGCCTGACCAGGGACTTCACTCCACGATAGCGGGCCGGGTGGCGGGATTTCTCCCGCCACTACCTGGCGCACTTCGTCATTTGTCCAGTGCGTTTTTTCAGCCATTATTGACCACCGTTAGGGGATTGGATAAATCCATTCCCATCTGGGCTTGGGACAAACCCCATCTCTTTTGCTGTCGCTATTTCCGCTGCACTAAGCCCGTCAGGCGCGGCCTCGCCGGTCAAGCCAAGAAGACCCTCTGCGGCACGTTCTTCAAGGGTTGTATTTTCCACTAGAATAGCGATCTGCCGCTGTAGCCTCGCGTCGATATCCTTAACGGTTTCGTAGAAAACTTCGGGATCAGTGGTGGCAGGGTCTAGCGGGCCAACTGCTGCAATAATTAATTCCAGTTCGACCTTCTGCAATGCGCCAAACCCTGTCGCGCCTGTAGACGACGCTTCCTTCAATTTGAGCATTGTATCAAGTGCCGTCGATGATTGTAGCGTCCTGACATAGCTGCGGATTTTCCCTTGGTCAGTTCCCGAATGCTTTGCCATAGTGTTTGACATCGTGCCGGTCAGAGGTATCCCCCACTTGTCGTGATTGTCGAAAATATCAATGATTGAACCCGTAGTGCGGCCAAGAATATTTGCCTCTCTCATTGCCGTAGCCTGGGCAACGCCTTCTTTAGCTTCCGCTGCGGCTTGCTCCCTAGCTGTCGGGCTATCGGGGATAACTTCATAACGGGTTATGAAACCAGAGGCGTCACGAATAGCCCTGTGGTCCTTTGGTATCGCACTTTCTGTCCTGTCTGCTCCTAACAGTGCAAGTTGCTTCCTCTGATCAAACGTCAGCGCCGACGCGGCCTTCGCCGCCGCCGCCGCCTGTTGTGCGCGGAAGCCGACTAAGTTTTCAGCGGCGCGCCCGATTGCCTTGCTCGTCGATCCGCCGCCAAGCAGACCCGCCGCCATAGCCAGGCGTGCATTGGGGCCGAAGGAGCCGCCTTCCTGAAGATTGGGGGCAAACCTACCGAATAGCTTGGAAAGCGGCCCACCGGCGCTCTCTGGCTGTTCTGCGGTGAGTTCTGGCGGGACTATGCCAGCGTTCGGTGCGGTCACAGGCATTTGTGGCGGAGCAGACGCCGGAAATCTTTGGGCGTCAGCCGCAGCGATCTGCGGGGGCTGTTGCATCGACGCGCGCGCCGTCTCAAGCGGCGTCAGGCCCGATCCACTGCCCGGCACTTGTGGGATCATGCCGCGAGGATCAATTGCGCGCGGCGCTTGCCTCACAAGCTGCTTAATATTGATGCCGGGGAAGGCGTGAAGCGGTGTGGATACAGCCATTTTTCAGATACCCGCATTTTTTTCGTAGGAAGGTATTGCGCAATAGGCAAAGATTGCCTATATAAGATACATCAGAGAAACAGGAGAGAGACTATGAACATCCCAAACCGCACCCCCATCGACCGCCTCGGCGACATCCGCGAGCAGATCAAGGAATTGCAGGCTCAGGAGAAAGAACTAAAGGTCGCCGTGCAGGACGCACTCGGTTGCGCCGACCGTCTGCTTGGCCTCGAATTTCTCGCAGTGCAGAGCATCGCCGAAAGGAAGGGTTCCATCGACGAGAAGGCTGTCGCGAAAGCAATGGGCGTCGAGAACCTCGACAACTTCCGCAAAGATCCGATCACCGTGATCACGATCAAGACCACGCGCATCGCCGAGTAAACAATCGCTGGGGCTTCGGCCCCGGCGCTAACGGGAGAGAGAACAATGACCAAAATTAGAGACATCATACTCGATACCAACCACATCGACATGGACGAACGAGAGTTCTCGGACATCCTCGCCATCCTAGGATGGTCACAGGATCACGCCGCGAAAGTCATCGGCGTGTCGATCAGAACCGCAAATGCTTGGGCTAATGGTGCGCCCATCCCAGCCGCCGCCGCGAAGGTTTTGCGCGTGGCGAACCACAGGAGATTTTCATGGATACCCGAATAGAAATCCCAGCCTATACCGACCGCTGGATGATGGGCGACCGCTTCGGCGACCTGGTCAAGATCACCAAGCGCAAACGCCTCGCCGCTGGCGTGCGTGCCGCGCTCCTCACCGATCAGCGCCGAGATCCGGTCGAGATCGCCCACGTCAAACTGGACAAGAGCGGCAAGACCGTTCGCGTCATCCTCGACGATTGTCGGATTAAGTGAAAGGAACGAGACGATGGTAACAACAGTAGCCGCCGCGATCCTCAACGCGAGAGACCGAAAGGCGCGGCGGGATAGCATGACTGCGGAGGAGTACGAGGCTTGGTGCCAAGGCATAAGAGATCGGACCAAGGGCGTCAAAAAACTCGTAGACAAGTGGAAGGACGAAGACGCCGCTGAAGACGCTAGGCGTCGCCGCTTGGGCCGATAACCTCCATAATCATCATCACTGCACCAATCGAGGCCGCGCCGTTCGTGATAGCTTTCATCAGGCCGGCGTGGCCTTCGTTTGAAATAATCTTCAAAACCTTCTCGACCTCGACATTGGCAATCTTTGACCCGAATTGTTGCCGGTTAATGTCGGAAACCCTCTTAGCAATAGTCGGCAATTCCGCGTCAAACGCCTTGGCGAATGTCGGGCGGTTAATCTCGCGCATATAAATCTGGCCGAGCGGGTGGCGCTTCCAATTATTGCTTGTCAGATTGCCACCGATCAGCGCGTATCGCTCTGGCTCTGACACGCCTAGCTTCTTGGATAACTCGCGCCCAAAGCTGACGAAGTCTTCCGCCCCGACGTTTGAATAATTCACCAGGCGGAACCCGCCACGCCCGATTGGCGTTGGCACAATGTCTGCCGCCGCGCCTTGTCCAAATGTGTCCTGTATGCGCTGCATGACATCGAGGAAGCCCTCGTCGGTCATCGACATGGCGCGACCACCTAATTGATCGAGGCCGGACGCTTCTGGAAAGTCAAGAACATTGGTGCGTTTGATAGCTGCGCCACGGTTGCCGGCAAGATGGTACGCTGCCGCGTCCTGTCCTGTCACCAGACCGTGTTGTGCTTGGATCGAGCGCATCATTGCGTCGCTCGCTGGATCTACGCTCTCGCCGCCGGTAGCACGCCCAAGCGCGACGCGGTTCTGCCAGCCAGGATTTATGCCGCCCTCGAAAAAACCTACCCCATCAATATCAGTACCCGTCAGCGCATTATGACCGAGCGAAATCCGATCTTGCCCCTGCTCGTTCTGCAACGCACGTTTGACTTCGTCAGTGTATGCTTGGCGTTCCGCCCAAGGCGCATCTCGGAGTTCCGCTGGGTATGATGTCGTGCGTCCTTGAATAGCCTCACGACCGCCATAGCCGTAATATTTGTCGTAATAATCCGAGTAGTCTCGCGCCGCCTCGGCGAGTGAGGTTTTCTCTTTTCGCGCCTTAGCCGGTATCCATGTCGCTGCTTGCGCGCTGCGCTGGTTCCAGTCGTCAACGCCGCCGAGTTGATCGCGATTGGCTTTTGCGATCACCAAATCCATTTGTTTGTCCATATGACGATGCTGCGATGGTGAGAACGAGCCGTCGAACTCGGACCCATCTGGGTTTCTATATCCCCAGTTGCGCCCATCCCAAATGTCATGCACGGGACGCTTCATCAGGAGCGCGTCGATATCTGGGTGCAATTCTTCCTCAAGGGGAGGACCACCATTGTCGCCAATCCCGCGCCGCGCCGCTGCCGCCCGTGCGCTTGCGGTTTCTGCCGCTCGTGTCGGCCCAAACCCGCCACCTTCCATAATGTTTTCGCCGTAAGGGCCGGTTTTCTCCCCAAGAATATCGAGGATTTCCTTGACTGACTTTGCCGAATATATACGCCGGATGCGGTTGCCCATGTCCTTCGGGTATTGTCCCGATCTAATAATATCTTCGACCGCCGCTTGGTTGTTTGCCTTGATGGCGTGACCGAGATTTGCATCGACCGCAGTCGAGGCGGATGTCACCGCTTGAGCGCCGGTAAGGCGTGCCGCCTCTAATTCTTTGGCGCCAGTGTGTAATAGGTTCGACTGTCCGGCCTGATCGTACCACAAGCGATAGGGCGTACCATCTTCCATGAGCGCCGCATACGATTTTCGCTGCCGCGCTGCTTTCGCGGGCGTATCCATGCCCTTCGGCGCGCCGACAATTTGCTTCGGTGGTTTCTTTTTGCCAACCTCGCCCGACACGTCAGCCGCAAAGTCGCCCAAGAGACCGCCAACGCCGCCCGCGTCTTCCGCCGCCTGTTTGATCGCCCTGCCGCCCGCAACGCCACCAGCGATCGCTACAGGCACCGCAGCGCCGCCAAGCATACCGAGACCGGCGCCCTCGATCGCCGTGCGCGCCTTGTCTTCGTATGACCCGCGCCCCTCGCCGGCGCCGTAGATGCCACCCTCGATCGCGCCAATGCGTGCGCCCTGCACTGCCTTGGCGCCGAGACCGGCTGTGCGCGCAACAGTCCCCCAGGGGAGTGCGGCGGTTGGCAATGCGCCGGCTATTTCCAGCCCCATCGATGTCTTTGGATTGCGTGCGCGGAATTGATCGGCGTCGTCGCGGATGGCGTCGCGCACCTTCTCATAACCGTGCATATAGGTATTGCCGCCGACCATGCTGGCGAGACCGCCAAGACCGCCGACGACCTCATCCCCGAAACTAAACGTCGCGCCCGACGCGAGCGGATTGATGAACGAGCCACCTTGAGGAACAGGGTTTTGTGGGATCATCCCTGTTGGATCAATAGCCGACGTGCCAGGCGCTGCCCGCGCCTGCTCCCCTGCCCACCAGTCTGCCCAGACGCCCATGCTAGCCGTCCTTCTTATCAACAGAGTAGTCGCGCGCGCCGCTCATCAGGATGCGATCAAGCGCGGCATTGCCGGTCGAGATCGGGTTGTGTTTCTTCTCGTCGTACTGCGCCCGCGTAGCCGCGATCGGCTCCTGGTAGCGCGTCAGCGTCACAGGCTGGTATTGGCTGTTGAGCAGTGCCGTAAGACCCTCCATGCCGTCGAAGGCACCCTCAAGCTGAGAGCCGACCGCATTGATCTGCCCCGGCATCGACTGGAATGTTTGCTGCGTCGGCGCAGCGCCATAGGCAATCTTCGGATCGCCGCCGCCATTGCCGTCGTTGTCTTTATCTTTGCTGCCGCTGCCCTTGCCCATGTCAGCCCCCTAACCGAAAAAGCTGCTGGCGCCGAGACCGTAGCCGAGCGCCTTGACGAATGGATTGGTGCCGGGTGCGATGTTTGTCGTCGACCCTGCCTGGCCCAGCGACCCGGCGCCGCTGCCAATGCTGTTTAGCCATTCCACGGCTTTCAGCGGTGCCTGTTGCGTCTCGTCGAATATCCGCTTCTGGTCTCCAAGCGTGCGAGAATAAAGATCCTCGTCCATCTGACCGAGCGACATGAGATCGCGGGCCGGCGCTCCGCGTGCCTCCCAAGCCCCCGGGAGCGCGCTGGCGGCACCAAATTGGTTCGTGATGCCCTGTTGCCCCAATGACGCCAAGTTGCCCCGCGCACTGTCCATACGGCCCAATTGGCGGCTGTATTCGCCCGTGAGGGCGTTATTGGTCATATCCCCCACCTCGCGCGCCAAAACGCCTTGGTGGGCGCCTGGAGCGCCGTAACGCCCCCTTGCAGACGCTGCCATGCCGACCTGATTGCGAACATCGCCCTGCATCCGCCCTAGGACGGCGTCAAACGCCGGCGAGGTGTTGTTTAGCTCAGACCCGCTGGCGGTCGTCCTCAACTGATCGGCGACGCCACGCTGGTCGTCGGACAAGCCGCCGCCGTCGAACATCCCCGAATAGAAATCATACCCCTTGTCCATGCCAGTGCCGCCCGCCATACCCTGCGCGGCGCGGTTCTGGATGTCCGACATACCGGCTTGCGTGTTTGTCGACCAAGGCACGACTTGACTGGTCGTGTCTGGGGCGAACATATTGCCCGCGTCAAACAGATCCTCGGCTTCGCCAAGCCCCTTTTTCAGGAGCGGCTGTGCTGCCTCCCAGGGGGCGGCGTCGGACTGCGTGACGGTCTTTTCGGTGCTGTTGCCCGGCATCTCAAATATCCACTTCGTAAACTTGACGAATGACGCGGGCGTCGGGGAATACCCGCTGCCAGCCCCTCAGTCCTTCTGTGACGATAGTCTTTGCGCCACCAGTTCTGCCCATATCCTCAACAAATTTTCGATGAGGGTCTTTCCATATTTCCATATGGCGCCCACCGATCACTAGGCATTTCAATTTTCGACCGCTCGTCCACTCCTCGAACCGCCAAACAGACCCCGACAGAATGTCGTCGTCTATGCGGGATATGACGAGAAACGCCCTGCCCGACCGGCTCTCACTCCAAAGATATTGCGGCGTCGTGTCGCCGCCCGTCTTCTCGCAAGCCCTGTCGAAATATCCAGCGACGAAGGGCCAAACGCGATCAACTTGGTCGACGCTGGCGATCTCAACCCGGCAAATTGGATCTGGCAAGCGAACCGCCTTCGATTATGGCGACAGAGAACGTCGCGCCGTTCGCCGTGCCGCTGGTTATTTTGAGCGTATAACTTTCGCGCATTGGGATAAACAATTCCTCGCGGAGATAGCCGCGAGCGGGGAGAGCAAACGTATCGATGATCGGGTAGTCGGTCGAGCCATCGCCCCACTTGAATGTCACGTTAACCGGCGATGCAGTTTTGTTCGCAATCCACAATTCAGTCGCGACCGGAAAACCTTTCCCGGCGGTGAAGATCGTCGCCTCGTTTGTGTCTGCCGGTGCCGAGCCGACGATGCGGAATTGACCGCGCAGATCAATGTTGCTGGCCATCAGACGCGCTCCAGCCAACTAATGCCAATGGTGGCGTTGCCATCAGCGCCGCCTGAGCTTTTTGTCACAACAACAACCAGTGTTTCACCGGGTCGTATTTTCGTATTCAAATGCTCGATGTCCAAATCCTTGGAGAGTGAGGCCGAGACCGTTGTGGTGTATAGCAAATCGCCGCCTGTGCGCGTTCCGGAACCCGCCGCGTATGTCATGACAGACGTGTTTGAATTGACCGCAGCGAGTGTTGCCGGGGCCGACATCGTGGTCACACCCCTGTAGATATCAACCTTGATCGAGCGAGTGCTTTCGTTGATCAGGGTCAGGTGATCGGGATAGACTTCAATCTTATTCCGAGTGCTGCCAAACACCCACTGGTTATGCAAAACCATATTGACGACTTCGGTCGTTCCGTTGGTCGAGACCGTTGTCGAAATCGAGTGGCGCACACCGAAATGCGCTTCCTTGCCCTCAATAAATCCGCCGAGTGATGAGGTTATCATCGACAGCGCAGAGCCAGAGTATGCGGCCTCGGTTTTCGCAATCAAATTGATGTTGAAAGTTGGATTGCGGAAGGTTGGTGTTGACCCTGCCCCGGCGTGTCGCATCATGTGGACCGGCGCAAAACGCCCTGTCAGCAGGTCTTCGATGCCAAAGAACAAATTACCAGCGCCGAGATATTGAAAATCGACATCGAAAACATTGATCTTCGTCGGGTCAAGGGTCATGCCGCTCGGGCCGGTGCCGTCACATACATCGATGTTCCAGCTTGCTTGGGCGGTTATGCTTTCCGTTGGAGCAACGCCGAGTAGATCAGTAGTGGCTTGGGTAAAGGTTCCGAAGGTGCAGCCAGTGGTGTCGGTATCGACCGCCGAAAATGTCCCCGGAGTTGCCTCGGCCACAAGGGCAATGAACGTCACGCTCTTGTTGTCGGCAGTGAACATCTCCCAACCGCGACCGGCATTGTAAACGTCGGCGCTCGCCGCAATAATTGCAGCGACGACTTCCGAAATAGTGTCGCCATTGCCCACGGCCACAACGACCGCAGTGCCGTCGAGCGTGATTGTAATATTTCCGGCCCCTGTCCCAGCGCCTGCTGTGACAGATAAGGTTCTGACCTCCAATTCACCCATCTTGCGGTGAAGAAGACCAAATGACGTGCCGTTGTAGCCGAAGGCGAGCATCTCGTCATCATCGCCGGGGCCAGCCCACTGGGTACTGTTCGCAACGCCGGTAGTGAACCCCGCCGTAAACTTGCAATCCATGCCTTGGCCGGGACCGTAGCGGATCACATCCTTTGACCGGATTTGGGCAAAACTTTCCGCCGTTGAGGCGCATGTCACGGTGCATAAACCATCCACCGCCGTGGTGGATGAACCGGCCTTGTTGGTCAGCACCTGAGCAATCTCTGGATTGATGCCTGCCGGAAACTTGACTTGGACTTGAGGCGTTTTCTCGGCGGTCGCGAGTTCTCCAAAGGCCGTGCGCGGCACATCGACCGACACTTCGCCAGTAGCGGACAATGGCTGGCTTGGATAATATGGCATCAGCGACCGCCCGCGTCAGTGTGTGCGACATCGATTGCCGTGGCGTTCGCCCAGACAGAGCCAGATGGAACCTTAATCTTGAAACGATGCCATCGACCGCCGACGCGGCTGTTGATGAAATTTTGACCGCTCTCGCGGCTCAGATAGCTGCCGAATGATGGCGCCGTACCCTGGAGCTCTTTTGACGAAATAGCCACCTGGGCGTCGTCGCTGTCGATCAGCGTAACGATGCGGTTGGTCGTCGCCCTGCGGGGGTAGTTCAATCCCTTATCCTCGGTCGAAAGTAGAGCCTCAAGCGTCATGCCGTCGAAGAACCCGAATTTCTGCGCCCCGCTGATGCCGCCAAGGCCGGGAATGCCGCCCTGCCAAGTCCGGCTGTCGAGAGACGCTGGCAAACTATCCATCGAGCCAAATGTGTCTAGGTCGTCTAAGCTATAACCCGTCGTTGCGGCGCCAAAGATGTCGGTCACGTCGAGGTCTGCCGTGAACCATCGATCTAGCTGCCAGTCATAGCCGAGAATATGGTTCGTGCCACCGCTATCCTCGAACCGCCACCAGACCTGTTTCTCGTACTGGTCGCGATAGCCACTCACAAGATCGTATTTGTCTGGCGCGCACTGATCGAAAAACCACCTGTCGACACGCTCCGCGCCAATCGGTTGCGCCTGTGCGCCGCGATAAAAGCCGTCATTGCTCAGATAGACGAAATCGCCGACGCCAATGTTGACGACAGAGCGCGGTGCGAACGCGCCTCGGTCTGGGTTGACAATCGGGAAACCAAACGCCGAGCCGGCGACCGGATCGAATTGCATCCGGCGGATCTTGTTCTCTTGGATAATCAGCGCGTCAGACGCCTGGTTGATGCCATACTGAATGTCGCCCCCATCGGGGAAAGTCTGCTCGTCAGACCCGTCGACGCCGGGCGTCCAGCCGGTCTCGTCGTTGATCGCGCTGTGCTTGACCTTGCGCTTGTTGCCATCGATCTGCCCAAAGCACAGGAAGTCGCCAGCCGTCCACACCCGCGCCGCCTCAAACGTCGCGTTGGTGAGATCGGAAAATAGACCGCCCGTCGCGAGTGATCGGATTTGTGGGAAGTCTGAGCCGACCGCCGTGGCGATCAGGTTATTGCCCCACTTCTCGAAATCCCAAAACACGTCAGCGCCGAGCGTGTAAGCGCCGCCGCTATTCGTGCGATCTTGCCATGCGTAGGTCGCACTGTTGATCTCGTATAGGCCGACCGCCGTTCCGGCAAAAATCTTCCATGTACCCGCGTCGTTTTTGACTGCAATGCCCCCTCTGGACGCCGCGCCCAGTGCGTCAGACAGTGCCGCGTGGTCATTGATTGGCGCCCAGCCGTCTTTCGTCGGTTGGGCGTTGAGCATGTCCGGCGACGCCTGAGACGAAAAGATCGACTGGTCAGGCGCAAAGGGGGCGAGCGGCACCAGCATCAGATGCGCCCGTTGAAATAGTATTCGCGCTGATTGATCTGTTGCAGCATCGGATCGGTCGTCAGCGTGGCGCGCTTCGCCTCGCCGATCTGCTGTCGGACCATTGGCAATTCGGATTGTAGCACGGCGTTGAAACTCGCCGCACTCGACATTGTCTCGGTGAACAGACCGCCCCAGACGATGCACGCTGCGAGATATACGTCGGGATGGTTAGTCAGGAGCCAATTGGTCGTGGCACTGTCAGACAACGCAAAGCGTTGATCGTAGCGTAGGCGGAACGTGTACGCCTCATTGAGCGGCGTATCGAATTGGATGGTCTCGGCGTTCTTGTTGTATTCCCAATAACGCGGATCGTCGGCAGTCGTGCGGCGGACAATTTTGTCTTTTTTTGTCAGTTCAATCTCGTCGCTCGTGTCGCTGTCGATCAGCATGAGGAATATCGGTCGATCGATCGAGTATGACGACACGTCGATGCTTCGGCTGTCGGCGATGCCGGTGAGCGTGGCGTCGGTCTCGACGGCGCTCAATTCGCGGTTCAGCTTCGCCTCGGCAAGCGTCACCCACTCGGCGACGTTGCCGGACAGGTCGTTGCGCGTCACCCAGTCGAGGATGGACGTTTTGAGATTTGCGTATGTGTCTAAACTCATGGCTATCCCGCAAGTTTCACTACATTGTTTTCGGGCCTGCGGACGACCGCAAAGAGTTCGTCGTTGTCGTCCGACCGCAAGAAGATTTCCGCCATGCGCGCGCCCTGCTCATAAAACGACAGGTCGCCATTGGCGTCGTCAATGATCCAGTCGGCGTCTTTAATCTCGTCGGCAAACGTCGTCCACAGTTCGATCCGCGTCGCCGGGTGCGCGGTCCTCGGTGGACCGTCGCAGATGACAAGGTCGAATGCTTCCGGCACATCGATCTCGCCGCCGTACCATACGGACCCATTTGAGCGTTCTTGAAGCGGGCAATAGTGCAGATGCACATTGTCGAGACCGTATCGGTCGAGCATCTTTTGCGTCTTTTTCAGCCAGACAAAATCATGCTCAAGCGCGTGAACCTCGGCGCCAGCGATCCCCATGATGACGCTCGACAAGCCCGATCCTGTTTCCAATACCGGCCCCTGCGCGTCTTTCGCCATCTCGTAACATTTCGCGAGCATCGCCGGCTGGGCGCCATACGGGTTGTTCAGGCGGGCGTGGAGAACGTCCCAAATGTCTGGGCTGTCGTTGCCAGCTTGGAGCAATTTGATCGTCTTGTCGAAATACGGATCGACGATGTTGTTTTTCTCTCTGAGGTAATCGCCAAGGCACCCCTGCCAGGTCTTGAGGCCGACGTGCGTCAGTGTCAGTTCGGGATCGATGAATATCTCACCACCCATCGCGGACCACTTCTTGCCCCACCAGTAATCGCCGCCCCATCGCCCCTCGCTCTCAACGCCGCGCTCGAACAGGAGCGGCGTCATGCCGGTATCCCGGCGCCGGAATTGCATGGCGGATGGTGCCATCTTCTCCAGGCATGCCCGTGAGATCATAAGGAAGCCCGTGGGGACGTTTTCGACCTTGAGTAGCCCATCAGGCTCCGCTTGCATAATTCCCGGCAGTAGCCGCACCGGCCAGTCGAGCGTATCCTTTTTCTTCGGGTAGATCGCCGCAACAACGTCGCGGTCGTGCGTGATGAATTTCAGGAAGTCGCCGGCCTCCCAGCCAACGTCGTCGTCGATGAAAATAAACTTCTTCGCGCCGCTCTCAAGGAACTTGGCAACGCACGCATTGCGCCCGTCATCGACGTGCGGGTCGCCCTGGTGCATGAGCCAATCGGCGTTGACGCCTCGCTCCGTCAGGAGCTTGATAGTGCGAACCATCGCATCGACATAATTAGGTTTAGGCGTCGAGCCGGATGTGGTCGCTATGAAAAGGTCAGGAGAGCGGCCTGAGCCGCTCTCCATATAGTATTGATACGACATTAAGCCGTAGTCACCAGGCCGAGATTAATCAGGGCGAGGCGCACAGACCGCAGCAACGTGATCGTTGCGGTCTCGGTCGCGCCAGTGGTGATGATCGTCGCAACAGTCGGCTGCGCGATCGATGTGGCGAGGCCGTAGAACCCCAAGAGGTCCGTGGCTCCCTGTCCAATCAGCGTGCCGTCAGGCCCGCCATCGGTAAGCACTTTTCTAGCCATATCAGGCTTTCCTTTCAAGAAAAGAGGGAGCGCAATTGCGCCCCCTCAGAGTTTCGGAATTGCCGGTTAGGCAGTACCAGAGAGACGAACCGCGAGGCGCGGGTCGACCGTTTTGACGCCGTAGAGCATGTCGAGACGCCACATGCTCTCGTCGTTGATGCCGTCGTAAATCGGGATAACTCTTACAGAGCACCCTTTATAAGTGCGACGACCAACGTCCACAGCGCCAGGTGGTGATACGAGCGGAACACTCACAAGAGAGAAAGCATTCTTGTGGAAGATCATGTTCTGGTCGTACTGCGTCGAGGCAGTCAGCGGCACCCACGTCACGACATCGTTGTCGAGATCGGTAACGCCAAAGTCGCAGTTCTGATGAGCACCGGCACCGATTGGCGGCGGCGAGATCGAGAGCGCCGCAATGGCGTTCGATGTCGCAGTCGCGTCGGCCATAACCGTGAACATCTTCAGGTGGCTCAACCGTTGCTTCGTCACCGGGTTGACATCCCAGCAATTGGCAATGGTGAACACGTCGCCTTGGAGGACCGTATCCGACGCACCAGCCATTCCATCAATCGCGAGGGAGTAGGTGTTGGTGTCGCGGGTAGCCGCCCACGTTACTGTGGTCGAAATCAAGACCTGAGCGACGGCATCGGCGCTCGACCGAGAGCCAGTCGTGTGCCGTGCGACGTTCTGCGTGCTGTACAGGTCGACGCCAGCGACACGCCCGGTCTGACCGGAACGATACGCCGGATTGACAATCGTGTCGCTGAACAGCGAAGTCTGATTGCCAAGCAAGCCCCAGTGATCGGCAGGGGACAACACGGCGCAACGATCATTCTTCGGCACCGCCATCTCGTCGAGACGCTGCGGTCCCAATGCGAAGTCGGAGAAGCTGTTGATCGTCTGGCCGGGAGTACCCACCCAATTTGGCACGTCTTTATAGAGGGCGTGCAGATCGACATCCATCTGGTTGGCGAGTTGAACCATCGCGGGCTTGATAACGCGCTCGCTAATGTTCTTGATCGACAGGGTCAAATCCTGGCTCGTGAACTTGAAGTCCACGCCCTTGAACTTGTCGATGACAATCGTGGTCTTGCCTTCCTGGGCGTCTTGCGCGTCGGCAGTCTTGCCATCACGCACCGTGAAGTCAGCCGGGCGTCTGATCGAGATCGTGTCACCGACCTCATACCCGTTGATCTTCTTGGTGTAGTCTTCCTCGTAACCGCGAAAAACTTTCTTCGCCATGACGAGTTCGTTGTCCAAAATCATTACCGCCTCTTTGGCAATGATATCGGCTGTGAGTGTACGATTAGCCATCGTAATTCCTTTCGGTGGCTATCGACCGTTGCCGCGCCATTTTGCGTACTGTTCCATCGTCATCTCTTCTGGGTCCATCGCATTGAGCGATACGCCAGCCGTGTTGCCGACAGTCGAGGACGCCTTTGTGGGCGCCTGTGGTCGTGGTTGAGGTTTATTGCGAAGTGCCGCACCCAACCGAGCGTCGTGAAGGATTTGAAAAACAGCGGGCGACATCGCATTCTGAAGGTCTTGGGGTTTAATCCCAGCCTCCAGCGCGTAGTCGATATTCTGCTGCTCAACTTCCTCGGACCATCCCGGTATTTTGGCTTTGGCGTATTCACGGGTTTCAGCGAGACGCGATTGCAGATCGGCTTGGTTTGCCGACTGTTGCTCTTGCTCTCTTTGCTGCCCGCGTTGTTCGATGTTGGCGCGCGTCTGTTGCGCCTGGTTTTGCAGTTGCTGGTAGGCCATATAAGCGGGATTGGCGGCGTCGGGGTCTTGTCGAACCCAAGTTTGCCAATCGATCTGGCTGTATTCCTGCAATTGCTGCAATTCGCCGAGATGCTGTGCATCCAGCGTCCGGTCCTCGTTCGACCGCGTGATTTGCTCCTGAAACCGCTGTTCGCGGCCCTGGAGTTCGCGCGTAGTCTCTGCGAGAGCCTGGGTCTTCTGCGTGTAGTCGGCTTGAACCATAAAGCCGGCCTCGGCGCCCTTCGGCACCGTATACTTATTGCCGCCCCACTCGACCTCGACGGTCTCGTCGGTGGCGGTACTGGCAACCTCGGCCTTGTCGGGTTCTTCCCCGGTGGCTTCGGCTTCCTCATCTGTATTGGCGCCCTCGGCTTCTTCCGTGGCGTCTCGTTCTTCGGCCCGCCGCTCCATTTCCTCGGCGAGCAATTCTTCGGTGTTTTCCGGCTCCGTGTCCGTTTCCTCGTGGCTAGGTGCCTCGGCCTCTGCTGGGGGAGGATCGTTGACGACTTCGTCAGGGATGACTTCAAGATCGGGCATAGCGGTGCACTCCTCGCGGTTGGTGCGGATAACCCGGTCGCGCCGGGATCAGATTAATTTGGTTACGCGGCTAGAAGCAGAATTGCCCTGTCGTTCTCGTCCGACAAATACTGTTGATCGGCGCGGTATTCCTCAAGACCCTGCATCACCAGGATGGCGGTCATCTCGATCAGGCGCGGGTCGAGCCACTCGGCGCCCTCCGGCACCGCACGCTCTATGCGCTCCTCGGCAACCGCCAGAAGGCTGTCGAGATCGCGCTTGGGCTGTTTGTCAATTTCGGCCTTAAGCCGCTTGCGCGCCAATTTGCGAAGGCGAGCAATCTCTCTCTTCTTCTCCCGGCTGAGTTGGGAGAGCGTCTTTTTCGCCCAGCCAGTGCCGTGACCCCGGCGGGCGTCGATGCTGCCGCCGGCACCCGATGTCGTATTCGTCGTGGTAGTTGTTGCCGGTGCGTAGCCCCTAACTACTATTTCGGCGATAGACCCGAATGAGCCATAGCCGCGTGTTACGACTGTGGCGATAGACATTAGACCCTCTTGGCGTCAGTCGGCGACGTTGCGTCGTCCAGAGTAACCACAAAGGCGGTGGTGCTATCGTCTAGCTTTCTAACCGTCAGCGCCGTGCTCGAAATGCCAAACTGCATGAGCATTTGATGCATGGCGAACATGGCTTCAGCCGGCGTCGGAGCGGCGCCGTTGGCGGCATATGCCTCGGTCATGGCGACCGTGCCTTTTGCAAAGTCATAGGCGGCGGTGAGCGTCATGGCGTCGCCAGCGACTGATGGCGCGTAATTGCCTTGCGCCGTGGCGAGCGTGGCGCCGTCCGTGCCGGTGATTAAGTCAAGATCGGCTTGCGCCGTTGCCATCGCGGTGGCGAGGGCGGCGTTGTCTGTGCCGCGCATATCAGTGTTGGTCGTGACCGTGCCGATCGTGACGCCACTCTGATCCGCAGCGAGCGAGAAGCCAGTCTTGTCGGAGACCGTGACGCTGGTTGCCGTCGTCCACGCCGCGTCGCCCTGATTGCGGATAGCCTCAAGGCTGTCTGTCGCTGCCCACGTCGCGCCTTTGATCTCGGTGAAGGCGGCGACCATCTCGGTGTTGGTTGGTGGATCGTAGGCGTTCAGTGCATCGGTCACTTCGCTCTGAACCTCGGCGTCCCACGAAGCATTCCAAGGAATACTTGTGAGTCCTGAGCCGTCACTGGCGTAGCTCACCCAAGCCGCGTCACCTCGGTCGCGGATGGCTTCAAGGGTATCCGTAACGGATGACCAAGTGGCCCCCTTGATCTCGGTGAAGGCGGCGACCATCTCGGTGTTGGTCGGCGGATCGTAGGCGTTCAGGGCGTCGGTCACTTCGCTCTGAACCTCGGCGTCCCACGAGGCGTTCCACGGGATTGATGTTAGCCCGGAGCCGTCGCCCGAGAAACTCGTCCATGCGGCGTCGCCGCGATCTCGAATAGCCTGTAGGCTGTCTGTCGTCCTGTCGTATGCAGCCGTCCCGTCGTCTGCAATATTATCAAACACCGAGCCACTTGCCACGTCCGTCGCCCAGTTGGTTGGTAGGGCGCTTGAGATCAAATGGTCGAGGCCAATGTCAGCTAAGGCCGCGTCCGCTTCGGTATTGACCTGACCCTTCATGGTCGTGGACATTCCGCCGAGATTCGTGAGGCCAGCACCCGCTGTCCCCACTTGAGTGTTGATGGTGTCAACGACGGTGTCGATGGCAACGAAGCCTGTCGCGCCATTTGCCAGAGCGTAGGTGTCGCCGGTCTGGTTGGTGTGTCCAGTAACGCTACCAACGGCACCAGTGACGGAGCCAA